CTCACTGTAGGAACTGGAGCGGGCACGTCTGTAACCATTCCCTCTGGTCAGCAGGTAACTTTGGCTTGCGACGGAACCAACTTTTTTAATGCCAACACATCTCAAGCTGGAACTATTACTACTGTCTCCTTAAGTGACGGTTCAGTTGGGGTTCCTGCGCTGAGTTACGCCTCTGAGGCAACTACAGGTTTATATCGTGCTGGAGCAGGGCAGTTTAATACGGCTATTTTGGGTGTTTTAAGGTCTACGCTTTCAGCGACGGGATTGACAATTGTTGGTGGCGTTGCTGGGACAACTGGAACATTTTCAGGTGCGGTTGTTGGTAGTACCACTGGAACATTTGGAAGTGGCGTTACTGGTGGTATTGCTGGGGGCACGTTCTAATGACCAAAAAGGTCTTTGCTCTTGACACCAAGCCGGGCATCCAGCGCGACGGTACAACCTTTGACGCGGACAGTTATCAAGACGGTCGGTGGGTAAGGTTTCAGCGTGGTCGCCCGCGCAAGATAGGTGGGTATAGGCAGATCACTGCTGGGATCTCAGGCCCCTCCCGAGGGATTTACGTTAATCCACAGCAGAGCTTTAACAACGTATTTAATGGGCACTCTAAAGGTTTGCAGGTTATTCCCATTGACAACAACGGTGTAGGTGCTGGCGTAACGGATATGACGTTGTCAAACTTTACGGCGTCTGACAATAACTTGTGGCAGTTTGATACGTTCTATGACGTGAGTGGGTCTGGGAATAACTTGTTGTTAGCGCACCCGGGGCAGTCCCTCACCATCATTGACAACAACGTGAACACTCCCGTTCTAGGTGGCAACATCACTGGTACCAGTCTATCTGCTATTGGCATATTCACCGCCTCTGTGTACTTGAACAGCACCACGACCATGTACTTGTCAACGCCTAACCTTCAGATCGGTGCTGGTCAATCCATCTCAGGCACAGGAATTCCTTCTGCTACTACGGTTGTCTCAACCGCCCTTTCCGTTACCGTTTTGAACGCTTTAGCCGTGACTGGTGTTGCTGGTCAATGTTCTTGTACGTCTACGACAGGACTCTACGTTGGTCAGACAGTTGCCGTTTCTGGTACTAACACTGGTACAGCAACAGGTATTACCTCTGGTGTGACGTACTTTATTATTGCAACTAACTACGCAACGACGTTTACCTTGTCTGCTTCATCGGGCGGCCCTGCGCTCACTACGACTGCTGGAACAACAACTGGTTTAGTATTTACCTTAAGTCAAATCCAGAACGTGGTAATTTCTGCCGCCGCAACAACGTCTGGTGCATCTACTATTACCTTTGACAACAACGTATCCGTCTCTGGTGGCGTGGTTTCCCTTCACCCTTATGTCTTCGTCTACGGCAACAACGGGTTAATTAGAAACTGCTCAGCAGGCAATACAAACGACTGGGTCTCTGCGGACGCCAATGAGGTCTCTGTAGCCACTGGAAAGATTGTCCAAGGGCTACCCGTCAGGGGTGGCTCTAACGCGCCTTCTGGGTTGTTTTGGAGCCTTGACAGCGTTATCCGCGTGTCATTTATTGGCGGTACAGGAACCCCTGCTCAATACTGGCGCTATGACTTGATCTCGTCTCAGTCGTCTATCCTTTCTTCTCAGTCTGTGATTGAGTACGACGGTATCTATTATTGGTGCGGTGTTGATAGGTTCTTACTCTACAACGGTGTGGTTAAAGAAATTCCTAACACCATGAACCAAAACTACTTCTTTGATAACCTGAACTACGCACAGCGCGAAAAGGTTTGGGTATCTAAGGTTCCGCGTTTTGGTGAAGTCTGGTGGTTTTACCCTCGTGGAACTGAAACAGAGTGCACTGATGCAGTTGTTTATAACGTACGTGAGAACATTTGGTACGACGCAGGTGAGGCTCTTGGAGCTCGTCGATCTGCTGGTTACTTTTCTCAAGTCTTTCACTACCCAACTTGGGCGTCATGGGAAACCAATGAAGTGGGTGGTGTGAACGCAATCACGTTAACCGCTGGTGGAACGACCTACACTAATGGAACCTACACGAACAAAGCTTTGACAGGCGGAAGCGGATCAGGTGCCACAGCTAACATTGTGGTGGCTGGCGGTATCGTTACCTCTGTGACGATCTTCACCAAGGGTAAGAACTACGTTGTTGGCAACACCCTATCTGCATCCCTTCCCGTAGGTTCTGGGTTGATCATTACCGTCACTCAGGTGGTTGACTTTGTGTCTTTGTGGCAACACGAGATTGGTACTGACGTGGTTCAGAATACGTCAGTTCTTGCAATTGAGTCTTACTTTGAGACAAATGACTTGGGTCTGGTCTCAGGGGGGCCGTCCCAGCCGTCCCCTGTAGGCGATAACAAGTGGTTGCGCTTAGAGCGTGTTGAGCCTGACTTTATTCAGTCTGGTGATATGGATGTCTACGTGACTGGTAGATCGTTTGCTCAGTCTGATGATGTAACATCTGCCGCGTACACATTCACGCCTTCAACGGGTAAGGTCGACATGCGTGAACAGCGCCGTGAGCTTCGCTTGAAGTTTGTCTCTAACGTAGCAGGTGGTGACTATCAAGTTGGTAAGATCCTCTTAGACGCCGATTTAGGTGATGTGAGACCGTAATGGCAACCATCCTCAGCGTCTCACAGGTCTACGACCCTCGTTTTCACACCTTCGTGTCGTGGGCTTCGCTTATGTGCGAGCTTTACTCTGTACAAAACTTAGCTATACCAGACGCAAACACGGACTGGAAAGAGTGGGCGTCTGGACTCAAAGCAATTGATGTGTTTACGAACGAGGGGATACCGGGCCCTTACATTTACGATGACTGGCACGAGTGGGCTGAAGCTCTTGTCAACTCTGTTAACCCATCGGTGAATTGATATGGCAATTGATTACTTTCGGCAACAATTTGGAGAAGATGAGTATGAGGACTCTGCTCCAACAGTAATGAGTGATGAAGAGCTTTACCAACTGACTGGAAGTTGGGAAGCCGCGGCGGCGTTGCGTGATGAGCAGAACAATGCGCTCAATCAATACAATTGGTCACAACCCGCGACGAGTGGGCTTAACTTAGCAAACGATGCTGGCGCGGCTGTTACCGTCACCGCCCCTCCAAGCACTGGTGCTTTAACTCAAGCCACAAATGTTGTAGACAACACGGCAGTTACTGGTGGACTACCTGCCACCAACAACACAGGTAATGTTTTATCAGGAAACATTTTGGCTGGTGCCAGTTGGAACAGCACAAACAATTCTCTTGTTAATGATCTGACCGCGCTGACTGGTCTACAAACAATCAACACTGCTGTGGGTGGTGCAACTAGCGCCGATACGCTTCAACAGCTTAATGACTTTACTGCGGCTGGCGGGTCGTTTGCCCCCGGCTCTACGGTGTTCCTACAAACTGGTGGCGTTGACATGCTTCAAGGCGTTGATGACGCAACCATCACCAGCAACATCAATCAAATTGTTTCCACACTTGGAGCGCAGGGTGTCAATGTTGTCTTAACCTCATCACCCAGAGCTGGGTCTCTTACAGATGTGGTCAACAACAATTTTCAGACTGGCCCTGCCTCCTTCTACAGCGACATTGCCGCAAACAATAGCAATGTAGTAACTGTTGACACCATGGGTCAGATCTTGCAAGACAAGTCTCTTCTTAGAGATGCTCTGCACGTCAATGCGGCTGGTGAAGAGATCTACAACAAATCAGTCATGGAGGCGTACGAACGTCTCAACCCAAATCAAAAGATTGCCGTTACAAACAAAGTAAACGCAACTAACACTTCCAACCCTGCTGATCTTGCGCAAGCAATTGACGAGGTTGCTGGCACTAACGTAGCCGCTACAGCCGCGCAAGCCACAACACCTGCAACTGTAGCTGTTCAACTGCAAGGTCAAACATACAACGTAAGCGCCGCAGATGTAAACAAAGTCAAAGATCAAATCTTGGCTCAAGGCACCACATCCAAGTGGACTGGTGAAGGCTTTGGATCTGCGGAGGCTAACGCTGATGCCATGGCTAAGAACTTGGTTGCATCTGGCGTAACGGACATCAATCAAGTTGCACTGATTGACAAGAAAGTTGACGCTCAGGTTATTCCTCAATATGAACAAACTATCGTTGGCTATGACAACGAAGGAAACCCGATTGGTGACAGCAAGATTGTTGGCTACACAGATGCAAAAGGCAACAAGATTGACCCTAACTTAGTCAAAGCAGAAACTGTTTATAGTGGTGGCGATTCAGGCAATTCTGAAACTGTTTACACCGCCAAAGTTGGCACTGAAAAAGTTATTGGAAACAAGGTAACTGGTAAAGAGCTGATCAGTGACTATGATCGATCAGGCGGTAGTGCTTGGTCTGGCACGTTTACGGGCGAAGGCAATACAGCTTTCAGAACAAGCTTTGATGCCAGCGGTAAACCAATCTTCTACACAACTGGGGCGTCATCCAACGACATAGTCACCATGATTGGCGATGACCCAATCCTTGGAAAAGTGGCAACTCTTGCCGCTGGCTACTTTGGAGGCCCCGCAGGCGTAGCCGCTCTCCAAGCCGCTATGGGTAAGAGCGTAGAAGACATTGCCAAGGGCGCTTTGCTTACATACGTTGGCGGACAAGTTGCTGGTGGTATCTCTGGATCTACTGATCTTGTTAGCTCTATTGGTGCAGATGCAACAAATGTCCTTGCTAAAGGTGCTGGGCAGTTTGTATCTAGCGGCGGTAAAGCTGACATTCTCCAATCATTAGTTGGTGGTGCAGTAGATGCTGGTGTCAATCAAATTACCAGCCTAATTCCAGACTTTTCAAGCCTATCCCAAGGCGCTCAAGACTTTACAAAAACAGTTGTTGCAACCACCATCAAAAACGGTGGCGACTTATCTTTGGGCAACTTAGTTGATGCCGCGTTTACGGCTGGAACTGCCGCTACAAAAGCCGCTCTAACAGGAACAATTGCCACAGCTATTAAAGCTGATTCAACCATCAACAACGCCGTTAATGCCGAGCTTGATAAGGCTTTGACATTTGATGCAACTGGATCAACAGATGTCAATGCGGCAATGAAAGCGGCTGATGCGGCTGGTTACGGTAAGTTCACGTTTGGTGGCAAGACTTACACGATTGACAACAACAACGCCGTAAACACGATTAAAGAACTTGAGGCTGATGCACTCAAAACAAACACCGCCGCTAACCTAGCTGGTGGTGAGTTTGCAGGCGTAGATGCGGCAGTAGCGGCTCAAGCCAAGGCAAATAACACAGTCATTGGAAACACTGAAGCTGACTCGCTAGAAGAAGCGGCGGCTTTGGCTAAGTCTCGCAACCCAACAGGCACGACGTTTACCTACGGTGGCAATACGTACACCATGGGGACATCAAACGCACAAGTCAATTCCGCTCTTACGCAAAACAAAATTGATAGCGCAACCAACTTCAACGAAGCTTACAAAGCCGCAAGAGATGGTTTGGGTGCTGGCAAGACATTCACATGGAATGGTAAGCAATATTCGACTGACACTAAGGAAGAGAACCCAGCGCTTGCTGTCGCCTCTAACCTTGTCAACCTAAATAGCCTTGCCAACTCAACTACAGCAGGTGCTGGTCGTGGGTCTTACGCTGGGTATGACTCCGTACAAGATGCGGCAAACAAAGCAAAAATATCAACAGCAAAAGCTGATGAACTTTTAAAATACATTACCACCCAGAACACTCAAACAACTGGAGGATATGATGCGTTAGGCAACCCAATAGGCGGTCAGACAATTGACGCCTCTGCCGACTTAAATACCACCAGCGGTCGTGTAGCCAACGGTGTTGCTAATGCCATGAACACCTTCTTTGGTGTTGTTGCCAATACGCCCGTTGCCGCGGTTCAAGCTGGTGGAAACTTGTTGGGTAACGTAGGCGGCATCATTGACTTGGTGGCTGGAAAATCCACGGATGCTGGCAATAAGCTTCGTGATCTTGCAAGTCAAGTAGACAAATTCTCAGACTCTATCTCTGACCCAAACATCAAGAAGCAACAAGCTGAGATTGGTCAACAGATTGAAAAAGCAGAGGGCTTGTTGGCAAAGACTGGCGCGATGCTAACCGCCGCTTATGACAACCCACTGGGAGCCGCTAATTGGGTATTTACCGAGGCGTTTGAGGAGGTGCCGGGGGTCGGTATGGCGCTAAAGGCTGGAAGTAAGATTGCTCGCTACGGCATCGCTGTAGCCAACGACATGGTCGAGTCTGGTGGCGCCGCATACAACGACACGTACAAGTCAGCCATTGCTCAAGGCATGTCTGAGGCTGAAGCTAGGACTGCGGCTCGTAACTCTTCTCTTATTGCCATGGTTGCCACAGGCGCTACTGGCGGACTTGTTGAGGGTAAAGTTCTTAGCAAGATGATTGGCAAGCACTCTGCGGGTGAGCTTGTTGAGGGTTCTGCACAAGCCGCTGGAGCACAGTTTGCACTTGGTCAGGACTTTGATGTAAACAAGATCTTGACACAGGGCGTGATTGAGATGGGTGTGGGTAAAGGTGCAAGTTCAACAGCAAACGCTGTAACTGCAACCAACATCACTGACACTATCTCAACTGCCGTAACTTCTGCCGCAACTTCTGGCGATACTGCCAGCGTGAACACTGCAATCACAAACTCTGTCAAAACTTCTTTGGCAAGCGGAACAACTGTAGATGTTGCCGTTGGAACTTCTATAACCTCTGCCATTACAAACGGCGCTGATACTACCGCATCAATTACTTCTGCTGTATCTTCTGCTGTTACAAATGGTGCAGACGTAACGCAAACGGTTACATCATCAATTGACTCAGCAATTAACGCTGGTGCAGACACAACGACAGCAATCAACTCGACCGTTTCTTCTGCGATCTCAAGCGGTGCAAGTGTATCTCAGACGGTTTCTAGCTCGATTACTGCGGCGACCACTGCTGGCGTAAGTAACAGCACTGCAATCAGTAATACGGTTACGAGCGCAGTTACTTCAAGCATCAAGAGTGGTGCTGACGTAGCAACTACTGTTAATTCTGCTGTTTCCTCAGCGATTACAAACGCGGTTACAACCAGTACCAACACGACAACGGCAATTGATGCTTCTGTTAGCTCTGCTATTTCAGCCGCTGTGACTAGCGGTGCTGATACATCTACGTCAATCAATACAGCCGTAACCTCTGCCATCACAACTGCGGTTAGCAACAACGTCAACAGCACCACAGCAATTAGCACTGCTGTTAACTCTTCCGTGACGACTGCGATCAGTAACAACGTCAATGTAAACACAGCCATTACGACGTCGGTTACATCTGCCATCAATGCGGCAGTAAACGCTAACGCTAACTCTAATACAAACACAAACACGAATACCAATACAAACGCCAACGCGAATACAAATACAAATACAAATACAAATACCAACGCGAATGCAAATACAAACGTAAACACAAATACTAATGCGAACACAAACGTAAATACGAACGTAAACACAAATGTGAACACAGCGGTCAATACTGCTGTAAACGCGGCAGTGAACGCGGCTGTCAATGCTGGTGTGGACGTCAATACTGCCGTTAATACCGCGGTGAATGCCGCCATCAATGCAAACGTCAACGTCAACGTAGCCGACCTTACAAAGCTGGCAACAAGCACCGCTACGACTGCGCTTGAAAAGGTTGACCTTGTTAAGTCGGTCAATGACTTGATCTCTGGCACGGTGACAGCCACTCCAGTTACGCCAATTACTACGCCTCCTACCAAACCTACAACCAAGAAAAAGGCGGCCTTAACTGCTGGTTTGCTAGGTGGAGCAGTTATGGCTGGTGAAATGGATCGCCTTCCCCCTCAGATGCTTAAGGCGTACATGACTCAGGATAAGTTCGTGGATCCGCTTGCCAAGCTTCAGGCTTTGCAAGAAGGCATGAATACTGAGAAAATGCCAGCATTACCTCAAGTTAATACACAGGAACCAGCTATGCCAGATCAAGGCAATTGGAAATACGGCACAGCCCCTGACGACCTAGACTCGTTGTTTGGTGAAAAAGAGGAAGAAGGATCCCTCGGCTTTAAAGCTGGTGGCTTCGTTGCCCCCTTGCAGATGGCTTCTGGTGGCGCTATGCCTCTACCCCTGTTGGTCAAGTCTGGTGGCGCCTTGGGAGCTCTTCCACGCGGAGACGGTCGTTTGGACTTCCGCCACGGCGCGCACGTAGCTGGTGACGGAGACGGACAGTCTGACGACATCAAAGCCATGTTGGCTGACGGTGAGTTTGTGTTCCCTGCGGACGTAGTTTCTGCGTTGGGAAATGGCTCAACCAAGGCAGGTTCAGATAAACTATACGAAATGATGCACTCTATTCGTGAGAGAGCACGGTCTAAGAAGCCAAAAGACCTACCTCCGCCAGCATTGAAATCACCACTTGACTACCTAAAGAAGGTAAGGAGCAAATAAATGGCAAGCTTATTTCAAGGTGACGCACCACCAAATGTACAGACGACCAGAGAAACGGCGGCTGTTGCTCCTCAATACCTAACGGACTACCTGACCCAACTTGCACAGCAAGGTCAACAGGCTTTGGGTGTCAAAGATCCAGTAACTGGCGCTTACACAGCCCCCACTCAAGAACAGCTTAAAACGGCTGGTACGCCCTATGTGGCGCCTTTAAGCCAGCTCCAGAAGGACGTAGCTACTTACGCGCCAGAAGCATTAAAACGTTATCAAACGCCAATGGACGAGGCTTTGGCCGCTGGCCAAGCTGGTGCAGGTATTGATCAGGCTGACATCTCCAAGTTCTACAACCCATACGAAAACGCCGTTCTTGGCGACATGGCCAGTAGGAGTGCAACAAACGTCCAACGTAACCTTATGCCCCAGCTCAAGGGTGGCTTTGTAGGTTCTGGCGCCTTGGGTAGCCAACGCTATGCAAACGCCTTGGGCCAAACTATGGGCGACGTGAACACCGCCTTATTGCAAGAGCAGAACAAGGGACGTGCGGCTGGGTATCAGTCAGCCCTTGATGCCGCCTTGCGTGAGATGAGCGGTCAGACACAAGCGGGTCAAATGTTGGGTACTTTGGGTGCTCAGGAACAGCAAGCCGCTACGAGTGGTCTAAAGACTGGTGCAGACATTGGCGCTATTGAGCAGGCTCAAAACCAAGCTCTGATTAACGCACCAACCACGATGGCTGGTAATGTGGCTCAGATCCTACGTGGTTATACGTACCCAACGGTTACGACCGAGAAGTACGAAGGCCCAGCAAGCTCCTACGGCCCCTCCATCCTCTCGCAAATTGGTGGCTTAGGTTCATTGGTTGCAAGCGGTACAAACTCAAAAGACACTGGTTGGCTTGACAAGCTTGGCAACAAAGTTAGTTGGGCGCTGTCTGGTGGTGTTGGCGACATTACAGCAGGCAATCCTGAATACAACACCGAAGGGTCTGTTTTGGGCGGCGGAGTTGGGAGCACTTAATAATGGCTAATAAAGCACCAGATTTTACAAATGTCATTGGCAGTGATGCCATGCAAGAGTATTTAGACGCCCAAAGAAATGCTCGAGAGAAGTTTGAAGAGCGAAACAACAATCGCTTGTTTGATCCTACCATGCTTGCCATGGCGCAAGGTTTTCTGGCGCCTACAAAGACAGGTGGATTTGGTGAGTCGTTAGGTAACGTAGCCGCCGCGGTTGGCCCTGCCCAATCCGCTGAAGAAAAGCGCATCATGGAAATGGCAAAGATGCGTTTGGAGATGGCTCAGCAGGGCGTACAGACTGACATTCAGACAAAACAAGCTGAGATGAAGCAACGCCTCATCAATGAAGATCTAGGCGAAGATTCACCTTATGCGAAGCTACCTGTAGCTACACAGCCTGCCCCACAGCCTGCCCCTCCCGCCGCACCTGCTGGCGCTCTGCCATCTGCTCCTATTGGTCAAGCGCCTGCCGCGCCTCCTATTCAAGCACCTTTGTCCGCGGCACAACCTGCGCCTCCTGTGCCCCAAGCTCCTGCGCCTATGGCTCAGCCATCGCCTGCTGGAACACAGTTGTTCCCTGCACAGCCAGAAGGCTTTACGCCACAAGAAAAGTTAGAGTACAAGCGAGGTATAGCCGCTAACAAAGATCCTTATGAGATCCGCAAGGACATCATGGAGAATCGTCGTAAGAACATCTCAGTAAACCAAGCAGGCACGTCGGCGGTAAACCTACAGACTGGTCAACAGTTTGGCTTTGATCCAACGCCAACCAAAACTTATATTCATGGCTATGGAAGCTATGAAATTCCTGCGTCGCAAGCTAGGATGCTTGGCGAAGCGCAGAATGCGGAAGATTACGCCAAGATTGCAAAAATGATTGTGTTTGGTCAACAACAAAAGGCGGCGACACCATCTACACCTAACGCAACTCCTACTGGAGCGGCGCCAGCTAACGCGCCTGCTCAGGTTCAAAGACCAACAACGGCACAAGCAGAAGCAAATGCTGAAGAGCTTAAAGCTGAAGCTAAACAAAATGCCGAGAATCGAGCTAAACGAACAAGCTTGGCAATTGATAAGCTTGAGCCTGCTATTGAAGTTAGAGCGGTTGCTCAATCTGCCAAGACCTTGGTCAATCAAGAAGGCGGAAACCTTGTTGTTGGTATTTTTGAGAAACCTAAAATTAGTTCAATAATGGGCAAAATGGTTGACGAGGGCAAGTTCACGCCTGTTGGCTTCCGTGATGCCATGGTTGCCGCTAATGTTGCGTTCAGCGTTGACCAAAAACCTGACGAAACTTCACAGCAGTACACAGATCGTAAGCAGGCAATTTTAGATCGTTACTACCAAATGGGAACTCAAGTGGCGCGTGCTAAGTTTGAGGCGAGTACGTTGGCTAAAGGTCAGGGTGCTTTCTCTGACGGTGAGCGCAAAATGTTTGCTGACACAACGATCAACACCAAGATGTCGGTCAGCTCAATGAACAAGACTGCTGACATGCTGATTGCTCGTGCTAACTTTGCTGAGAGCGTTGGTGATAAGATTCTTGATTCAAACATGTCTTACGATAAATTCCGTCGCACACCTGAGTACAAAAATATGCTCAAGGCGTACGAGGCGAAGTTGCAGTCTATTTGGTCTGGTAACACACGCGCCCCTTCTGGTGGAAATAGACCAGACATAGACGCGGCGCAAGCAAACGTAGAGAGGCAACTTAGATAATGGCTGATCTCAAACTTAGTTTCATCCGCGAGCTGAATAAAGAACAGCTTCAAATGGCTGAGAAGGTGGCTAGAGCCGCCATAGCCATGGGGATTGATCCCTCGCTTGCTGTCTCTATTGCTTTTAAAGAAGGTAGCCTTGACCCCAAAACAATTGACAGCCCTAAAGGTGCAATTGGGATGATGCAAGTCAAGCCATCGACTGGTAAGGCTTATGGCTACTCTGAAGCAGACTTGCGTGATGCTGACAAAAACCTTCAGGCTGGACTCCAGAACCTCAAGGAGTCTTTGGCTTATGCCAAAAATAAGCCCATGCTTGCGGCTATCTACTACCACAGCGGCCCTGACGAAATTAAGGCTCAAGCCGAAGGCAAACCGCTTGGCGATAACGCCCTAAATTATGTAAAAAAACTTACAGAGTTTGGTACGTTTGCGGCGTTTAACCCAGACTTTAAAGCCCCTGCTGAACAAGATGCTCAACAACCAGCCGAGACTCCGCCTGAGACCCCTACAGCAGACGCTCCGCCACCCTCTCCTCCAAGCTTGGGTAATGCAAGAGAGGTAACGCCTGAGCAGGATTTCATTCGTGAGAACTCACTGGCTGACCTAAAGCGTCAGCAATATGGTTTAGTTGGAGCTGGCACTGGAACCGCGTTTGCCTTGGCTCCTTATGCTGGCAGAACTGCCGCTGGTACGATGGGTAAGTTGGCTAGAGCTTTTAATGAGGCTAAACAACCTCCTACAGCCCCTATGGGCGGTTTACCGACTGGTGGTGCACCCACTCCCCCACAAACGCCTACAGGCGCTCCTATGGGCTCTCCTGCGGGTGGTTTACCAAATGTTCAAGGTCAGCCTGTGATGGGGGTTGCAGATGCAGGTCGAATGGCTCAAGGTCAAACAGGCGTCATTCCTTACAACACTGCCAAAGCTCTTGGTTTGACAGACATTGAAGCAGGTCAAGCTCTGACCAACACCAAGCAAGAGGGTGGCGCTTGGGATCTTGCGGAAAAACGCCGCGAAGCTTTGAATAAAGTCAGAAACATGGGTGGTAGTAACTTTGTTGAGAACCCACGATTTGGTGGGATCATGACGCAAGCGCCTAGCGTGGGAGGAGGCCCTCGCGAGTCATTCGTAATGCGCCCAGAGGTTCCTGCAAACCCAGACCTACCTAGCGGACAACCTGCACAGCTTGCTCCGTTGCCAAGAGCGCCAATCGTTTCTACTGTTCCGCCCCCACCTTCAGGATTGGATCAAGTCAAGAACATGTTTACTGACATGATGAGATACAGCGGCAAGGCTCTTCGGTACGTTGCGCCACCCCTTGCTTTGTATAGCATGGGACGTGACGTTGCTGACATTGAAAGCCAATACGAAAGAGCGCCTATAAACCGTGACTACACGGACATGGGTTTGAGCCTTGCTAGTGCGTTGGCTACTGGCGCTACGTTGACCCCAGCATTCCCTGTTGCCGCTCCTTTGAGCGTTGGTATTCCAACCTATCGCAACATTCGTAGGAACGTGCTTGCTCAAGAGTCAGATCCTGAGCTACAGAAGCGTAACAGGATGGAGCCAACAGAAGAAGAATTAGCCGTGGCAAGCAGACCGTACATCGGTTATCCTAGACAAACAGGACAAAAGCCGTTTCAACCAAGACTTCCACCATTAGGGACAGTCCCGCCTTCAGAGATTATTGGTAATTGATTCTCCTCACAAGTGACTTTTAGTGCAGTTGCCACTTGTTTAGCCCCCCTAAGACGGGGGCATTTTTTTATGCGTTGCCAGCAGGTGTACAGAGCATAAACAGCACCTGTTTGCGATCCTGCTCTACGTCATCCATGGCAACGTCATACCCATGCTCTAAAACCAACGAGAACAGCTTTGCTTTGTAAGCCTGCTCTGACTTACAGCCTTTGTCAAAGCACTTTGTGAAGCGCTCTATGGCTTCCCAATCTGCTTCTAACTCGCCTTTTGTGTCAATTTTCATCAAGATCATGTTCAAAACGCTTGGAGTCCACAAGGTCGTCAAACTCGTGGCATTCCGTGCGATCTCTAGGGTCGATTGCCCATTCTAACTTTTTAGCAAAGTCTCGTACAGCGTAGTACCTTTGGGAGTCCTCAGACCAGCCCTTGATGGCGTCGAGGAAGGATGGGAGCTGTGACGGCTTCCACCCCTCTCCAAACAACTCCGTGACAAAGTCTTTGGGTGTCATAGGTTTTCGCGGTATTCACCAAGAGCGCGAGCTACGTTGGTGTTTAGCGTGTTAACAAACTTGATGCACATGTCGCGCTCGGTTTTAACAATAGCAGGCATAGCCGCCATGATGAAGGCGTCAGCTAGCTTCTGAAGATCTTCCTCAAGAAAGTTGTAGTTATCCTCAAGTTGGATCTTAAAGAAGGCTTGTTTGATGTCGTCTGGATTTAGGTAGGGGTTCATGTTTATATACTTCGAAATCCGTGAATTGCATGAGCTTGTTTGTCGCTTTGGTAGTTCAAAGATCCAGCACCATACTTTTTGTAAAACCAATTGCCAACGCTTGTTGCTATTGTTTCCATATTGTATTCACCACATGGAACGGTAAAGTTTTGACCAACTTCAACAGACGCCACAAATTGTTCAACATAGGTTTTTAGCTCACCCATTTTGTGTTTTCTTGTGTTTGTTGGCTTGCTAACCTCTAACTCGCCAAACTTCTCACCTTCAGGTGTGATGATGGCAAATTGGCACTTGAGTGCGTTAAGCACGTTAATTGCACGTTTAAAAGCTACTGATTGCATGTGTTCCATGATGTCCTCACTTGTGTTTGTTTTTAGATTGCCAGTATTTAAGGAGGTGATAGAACATCTCCTCTCCGCGTTCGAGGTCGTCTTCTGACCATTCTTTGGTGACCACAAGACCCGGCTCCGTGACCGATACAAAGACATTGGCGCACCTTGCTTGGGGCAGGTTTAATCCCAGCCTGTAGGCGGCTAGTTGCATCAGGTGCTCGTCGTACGTATCTACCTTGGCTGGGTCTGTGAATTCCTTCGTCTTGAAGTCAATCACTATTCCATCGCCATCCTCTGAGCACAGGTCTAGCTTCCCACCAAACCCAAGCTCGCAGGCAAAGGACTTCTCAGAGATCCACGTAGGCTCACCAAAGACCTTCTTGACCTCTTCACCAACGCCCATCTGATATTCCATCATGTCAGCGACCATGACACCTTCGTACCAGCTCTCAAGTGCTGTGTGAACCTCTGTACCACGCTGAGCGGCGGCACGGGCGTGTTCCCTTGAGTCTTTGATGACTCGTTGGACGTACAGCTCTTCTGCCTCGTCTGGCGCCCTTGGGAGGGTCATAGATGCAAGCATCATTTGATTAAGCTTCCAAGCCTCGAGACCCGGCTTGGCGGCACAACCTATGATCGTTGTGACTGACGGTACAAGGTTTAGCTTGCGCGCATCCGCCAGTGTGGTGTTGCGTGGTTGCCCGTTCTTGGCTTCCACGGTGTACTTTGGCGCACCTTCTCTGGTGTACCAGTGCGAGCTTTCGCTTGCTCTTACGGTAATGCTCATTGAGTCCCCTTTAGTTTATAAATTCCAACAACCCTTGCGTGAGCGGATGGGTTAGCAGACTGCTTGTAGCCAATCTTTTCCCAAACATTCTCACGAAAGATCGAACCTGTTGCGTTTGGATGAACCGACTCTGGGCGACCGCACATTGACAGAACCTCATCGATTGATACCGAACCGTGCAAGGCGGCGAGCGCCTTCGCTGTACTGCGAGCTTTGTCAACCCACGTTTTGTTATGGTCGTACACCTTCTGGACTCCAACATCCCGAAGGCGTACACCCGCCAGCAAATCAAGCGTTTGGTTGTCCATGATCAGAAGGGAAGATCATCTTCCATGTCGTCAAAGCCACTAGGAGGGGTCTTATCGGGCTTTGGAGCGGTTTTTCTGCCTTGGAGAGCCTGCCACTCAGGTGACTCCTCAATCATCGCCTTGAGCCCCTTACCAAAGGTTTCAAACAACTCGTAGTCAGGCTCAGCTATGCGGAACACTTGGTTAGGGTTGATGGCAGGGGGTAGACCAGCGGACTTGATGACCGAAGGAACAGGGGCTACGCCCTTGACGTTGGAGTACATCTTGCCGTTCTTGCCGGGGCGTGGGATCACCGTCAACATACACCAAGCTCCAAGAATGCTTTGGATGTCAAAGCGCCTCATCTCCGTGTCTGTGAAGGGCTTGTTACGCCAGTTCTGTAAGTCGATACGAAGGTTAGCCTTTTCTGACCAGCTCAGCGTGTAGTTCTTGAAGATGGCAAGGGGATCACCACGCTCTGTGACAAGCTCTTCGCCCTCGTCGTCTTTGCCGTGGAGTTCCCAACCAAGCATAATCTTGCGTTGGTGCTTCTCCTGACCGTCGTACTCAGTACGCTGGGTTCCTAAGTCAATGATGCGGTAGCACCGCGCAAGATGTAAACCTGCGGGTACTTGTTTAAAGTCGCCTGATGGCGCTGTGTTTTCTACAAAAAAGCTCATGTTTTTTCCTTAAAAATTTGGTCAAATTGGTTTGTAAAATGTTCAATAAATTCGTCTAGTTTTGGACTGGTTTTGTATGCTTCCTCAAGTAAATATTTGTTGTACTCCTGCTGAGCCAAAGGGTCTGCTTTCCACTCCTCGTATTCTTTGTGCGTAGCCATGGTAATCACTCCCAGTCTCCAAAGAACAAAGGCGCTCCTACGTAGTCAGGAAGCCTTGCTCCACCGCTGTAGATGTGGTTGATGTCTACGTTTTCGTTCATGCCACTGGCTATGCCCATGATGTAGTGAAGCTGTTCTGTGTGCCAATCAAGCACCATCAAGATGCCAATACGCCCCTTGCTGGTGTCAAACCATAGTTCGTCTTGTAAGTTCATTCTTCGTCCTCTTCTTCTGGCTCTTCTGGCTCTTCTGGCGCAAAGGCTGTGTGCAGGCGGTCATGCTCACGCATAGCCTTGTTACGCTCCTCCAGCTCCGCCCACTCTTGGGGCGTACGCTTTGGATTGATAAAGCCTTCAGGGCTTTCGGCTTCAAGTTCAGCCATAGTTTTGTGGGTCATCATGGTCTCCAAATAAAAAGGTCAAGGGCTAAGATCACGGCGCCAATGGCAAACAGGATCACGTTGATTTGCATGGTGCGGAATTCTTTGTTGTTCATTTGATGTCCAATGCAAACAGCGTTGTGAAGACAACAATCAAAAAGACTGCATACGCAACAAAGCTTGCAACGCGGCGCTGAGAAAACTCAGGCTCAATGCCAAGCAAAGCCATTTGCAGAAGCTCTGCATCAGCACTCATGTAGTTGCGTTGGGTAGGGGTGTAATTGCACCCAATTTGAAGACCAGACTTGGTCGTGTAGGGAAGTGGTTTGTCCATTAGATTCTCCTTAACCGTCGTATCGACGTGCAAGCATTCTAACACGCAGTTAAAAATGATGGCAATACATTCCCGAGTGAAACGTGGGGTTATCTTTAATTTAAAGTTAATGTATACTTGCCGCCAAGGAAAAACAATAATGAAATTGCAAGAGTATTTTTCGACGGAGCCGTTGGGCGCACGAGGTGAGATGGCGGACTATCTTGGCATCAGCTTGACATGGATGTCTCTGTTGATTCACGAGCGTAGAACTGCGTCTGCCGCGTTAGCGGTTAAGATTGAAAAAGCTACACAAGGACTGGTCACAAGAAAAGACTTGCGTCCAGATTTATTCTTCGTGTAAGATGGTTTGAAACACGGCTAGGTACGAAGTCATGAGCGTACCGAAAAGCGATCCATCCCCGCCTGCCGCAGTTTCTTTTTGGGATGTGTTAATGGGATCGGTATGCACTACTATCAATTCAACATTGGTGACTACGCCAGTCACACCCGCCACCTCGATTTAGATGAGGACTTGGCTTATCGTCGCTTGCTCGACATGTACTATCTTCACGAACGCCCGTTGAACGTCGATTCAGCGGTCGTTGCCAAGCAGATTGGTATGCGAGAGAAGGTTCAGGTTGTCCAAGACGTGCTTAATGAGTTCTTTCAGCTTGGCGAAGAGGGTTGGGTCAATGACCGTGCGGACAAAGAAATTAAGCATTTTCACTCCAAAATTCAGCAAGCATCACGCGCTGGTAAAGCATCCGCTGAACGTCGGAGTAGCGCCCGTTCAACGGACGTTCAACCAAACAATAAACAAGAAACAATAAACAAGAACCAATTTACAGTATCTAAAGATACTGTTCGTCCGCCAGCAGGCGAACCTGACGAAAAACAGAATTTAAAAATACTAGGTTGTGATCACAAAGGTGTTCTGTCTCTGTACCACACCACCTTGCCAAACCTACCCCACATCGAGATCTGGAACGACACTCGTGCTGGCTACCTAAGACAAAGGTGGAGGGAGGTTGCGATTGATCTGTCCAAGGACGGAACTGTCACCCATGCCGCCATGTTGGCGTGGTGGAAGCAGTTCTTTGAACACATTAGAAGTTCAAAGTTCTTGACTGGCAAAACCCAATCAAAAGACAAACCACCGTTCTTGGCTGATCTTGAATGGATCATCAAGCCAACGAACTTCGCAAAAATCATTGAAGGCAAATACCACAGGGACTAATCATGGCACTGAACAACTTTACAAAATTCAACAAAACCGAAGCTGTCGATGACAGCCCCAACACCCTTGAATGCTACGCCAATGGTTGCCCCATGGCTGGTGGGATCTCTACTGGAGGACGGTGGGTCTGTGCCTACCACCATCAAGCCCCCTCGGAGGAGTGGCCTCGCGTCACAGAAGCCCTGCGAGACGCAGAAGCGATTCGTCTTGCGATCACCGAGGTCATGAAGATTGACATGATCTCTTGGGGCGCCAACACAGGAGGATACCCACCCAAGTGGCAAGAGTTTGCCGCCCTGTTCGACAACTACCCTGAGCTACAACCAAACGAGCATGAGAAGATCCGAAAAACAAAGTACGAGTACCGCCTGCGCAACGAGCTGGCTATCCGTGCAGGCTTAGCAAAGAGGAAGGCATGACAAAAAGTGACGCCCAAAAAATCCTTGACGAAATCCGCGAGGGGCACGGCAACGCCTACACCGAGGCTTGTGCCATCGAATGTCTGTATCTCACAGGAGACCTTAGAACACATGAGACAGTGCGAAGCTCGGGAGTGGATGAGCAGGTACGAGATGAAGGCTATCGAGCGAGGCTCCGCCAGCGCGCAATCATGGTGGCAAGGAGTAAAGAATGAAATTGCTAAACGCAGAGGACAAGCCTCTTGTGACGACCTCGTCCAAAGAATGCAAAACGAGCGTACTGCGCGTCGAGCTAGACTTCCCGCCAGCGGAGCTGTTCCCGAACCGAGCCAAGGGCACCCATTGGGGGAAGCTGTACAAGATTCGATCCGACTACCGAGAGGCAAGCACGTGGTTGGCAAAGCACCAGATCAAGGGGTGGAAACACCATGGTGGACTGATTAAGTTGACCATTACCTTTGACATGCCTGACAAGCGTAAGCGTGACGCAGACAACTGCCTTGCCGCGGCTAAGGGCGCCCTAGACGGGCTGGCTGATGCGCTGTTCGTGAATGACCAGCTCTTTCAACCGATCCTGATTTTTAGGGTTGAGGGCAAGAAGCCGGGGCGACTTATCGTAGAACTTGAGGAGATGACATGAGCAAGCTTATTGACCCGAACGAAGCAGTTGATTTCATGATTGCCAACTCAGCCAAATATGCAGAGGCAGAGGCCAATAAGGTGTTTATGGAGGAGCTGAGGAAGACCATCAAGGCAGAGGAGATGAAGAACGCTGAAGCCAATGGGAATGGCGAGTACAAGACCGCCGTCATGCAGGAACGCGAAGCCTACGCCTCCCCACGCTACAAAGAGCACCTACAAGCCCTCAGACAAGCCGTACAGGAGCGCGAACGCCTTCGGTGGCTCCTCATAGCCTGTCAGGAAAGAATCGCCGTATGGCGCTCTATGGAGGCTTCTAACCGCCACGTCGAGAAGGCTACCCTGTGAACAACAGCCTCACTGCCAAAGAGAAAGCGTACGTTGGGCTGGTCAAGGAGCTCCCCTGCTCTGTGTGCGACCAAGAAGGGCCAAGCGACGCGCACCATGTCAAACAGCACAGGCAGTACACCGTCGTGGCTTTGTGCAAGTCCTGCCACCAAGGGAGCAAGATGGGTTGGCACGGCGAGCGTAGGGCATGGGCCATAGCCAAGATGGAGGAGATCGATGCCCTGAACGTCACCGTGAAACGGGTCATGGAACTTTTATTGAGGGGTTAGGGTAAGCACCTACAAAAATAATTTAAATAAATCTACACAAGCGCTTTAACTTCGTGTTAAGATGCAATCACTGCAATAAGCAGGTTACCTGAAAGACAAACATCATGACTACAGCAACATTGATCCAGACAGAAGCTCTGATCTCCACAATCACTTCTGACATCGACGCACTCTACGTGCTCGACCAACAAGCCAAAGCATTGGCTGAGCAAGTCAAGGCAATGAAAGAAGCTATCGCCAACAAATACGGCGAAGGCGAGCACAAGGGCGAACTGCACAGCGTGTCTGTGAAGCTCATCGAAGTCTCTGGCACCGTTGACTACAAAAAGCTTTGCGTCTCCTACGGCATCACTGACGACGTCTTAGCTACCTTCCGCAAAGAAGGTCGTGCTGACATTCGCGTTTCTCCAGCTAAGTAAGGAGAACGACAATGACCTATCAATACAACGACGGAGGCCGCTCAGCCGCTGGCTTTAAAGGTAAAGCGGGAGACTGCGTAGTTCGATCAATCTGCATTGCAATGAACCTTGACTACAAAGCCACTTACAAACTATTGGCTCAAGCCAACAAAGATTACGGCAACGAAAAATCTGCTCGTAATGGTCTTAGCAAAAAGGTTTACATCCCCTTCTTACAACAGCATGGTTGGGTTTGGATGTCAGCCCCAAAGTTTGAGGGACGCAAGGCACGTTGCGCAGATATGCCAAAGGGCGTAGTGATTGCAAGGCAGGCGCATCACTTGGTGGCTGTCATTGACGGTGTACCAAACGACATCGGTAACCCATCACACAAGATGGTCTACGGATACTGGGCAAAGGTATAAAACAAGGGGTAGGGAAAGTCCCTACTCCAACCCGTTTTAATTTAGTGTTACAATTCATTTACGCCAATAAGGCGGTTACTTGAAGGAAATCAAAATGACATATTCATCAGCATGTGGGACCATAGTCCGCACATCACGCAGAAACCGTGGTGTTGGCTCAAACCCTAACGGTCGCAAAGAGTGGATCGTGATCCGTAGGGACACTTATGTGGGCGCATTAAAAATGTGGAGACCTACCCTGCCATTGACCATCAAGCAAGCTTGCGAAGCATTTCATCACTTTAGTCGTTGGGATGAAACAGAAGTAAAGATGCTGACCGTAAAAGAGTGGGAAGAAATGCAAGCCAAAATGGTGACAACATGAAACTTGAACAAGAAACAACCGTCACCACCGAATGTGGTCATCGCGTAACAGTCTGTCAGTGGGACGAGGGAGGGGTTTGGCTCCACTTGCAACTGCGTGGGTGTACAGCCCACACCACCCTGACTCGTACAGAAGCTGAGCAAATTCTTGCAGGCTTGCAGGCTATCTTGGCTCAAGAGGTGCCAGCATGAGCGAGACCAACATGAGCCCATACATCAAAGGTTTCAACGCAGGTGTGGACTGCGTTTTGACCGAAATCAGGCGCCTCGAGAAAATAGCCCCTATAAACCTTCAACAGCTCCTCAAGCACCTTGACCCTCAACTCGACCAGAAAACGGCTCAAACGCCCGATAAAGGGGCTTCCTGATGCTGTCTTTGATCAAGAGCATACGGGTTACGCTTCGCGGAATACCTGATGGAGCAACTTTAGAAGATTTATCAGAACTGTTGGACAGATCAAAGTACAACGTCAGGAAGAGTCTTAAGAATATGCCTGACGTGTACATAGATCGATGGGAAGTGGCGCCAAGGGGGCAATATAAAGCCGTTTGGTGTATCTGCATCCCACCAACAGATTGTCCAAGACCAGACGGGAAAAGCAATGATTCATACTGATGAAGACGACGAGTTTACGCGCATAGAGCGTGAGAACGCCATGAAGGGGCAACCCTATCACTTCACGAAACGAAGGGATGAGGACGACGACATTCAGGAGTACGTTCGCTCTTGGAAAAGCCTGACGGACAAAGAGATCCAAAAAGCCTTAGGTGTTACGCCTGAAAGCGCCAATTGGAACATGATCATGGTTCTCGAGTGGGCAAGGAAGATTGAAGCCGCAATACTGGAGAAAAACTCATGAGCGAAACAGAACTAAACATCTGGGAGAGGGCGCTAGGCTGGCGCAAAAGGCAGATGATTGAACGCCAGCTCGACCCCATCACAAACAAGATCAGGAACGATACCTTGGAAGAGGTAGCGCTCGAGTTCGACAAGATGCGCAACGGTGGGGATACAACACAAAGCTTTGCGGCATACGTACGAGGACTCAAGCGATGATCAAGTACGAAGGCTACGATGAAGCGATCATTGGCCCTGCGATGATATGGAGAGACAGCCAACAGGTTCAGGTGCTGGTGTACGACGCCGAAAAGATAAGGGAAATCCTTATGAAGGATGGCATAAGCTCTGACGAAGCCAGAGAGTTCATCGAGTTCAACATCGAGGGCGGCTACTTGGGATTAGAGACCCCTGTACTGGCTTGGTCTCAAGACTTTTGGGATGAAGAATGACTGAGCAGGAAACGATTGCAGAGCTACAGGTTAAGGTGCAAGAGCTGGAGTCAAAGCTGAAGTACGCCCAAACAAAAGCCGCAAACCTAGAGAAACAAAACAAAGAATTCAAGCTAACCATCAAAGACATGGATAGAAGGATCATGAGGGGATTGGGAGACTGATTGCATACAATCACAAAGATCCGTTAAACTTTGCGTTAAAGGAGTTCAGTGATGGCAAAGAAACAAAAGAGTCTTCCCAGCGACCCAGTCGCCGATGTGACAGTTGAGCCGCAAACAAAAGAAGAGCCAAAGATAGGCAGACCGTCCATTTACACAGAAGAGCTAGCTAACGATATATGTACAAGACTAGGATTAGGTGAGAGCTTACGCAAGATCTGCTTGAGTGAGAATATGCCGAGCCTCTCAAGCGTGATGTCGTGGTTGACCACCAAGCCTGCTTTTCTGGAGCAATACACACGCGCACGTGAAATTCAAGCAGAAACTCAGTTTGATGAGCTGATCGACATTGTTGACCAGCCGCCTGAGCTGAGCCATATCACAAACAACAAGGGAGAGCTGGTCGAGGTCAAGTTCGACTCCTCCTACGTGGCGTGGATGAAGCTTAGGGTTGACACCCGCAAGTGGACAGCCGCTCGTATGGCGCCTAAGAAGTACGGTGAGCAGAAGCAACCTGAGCAGACGTTTGATCCCATGGTGATCGATGTGGACGTAAAGGACATGATGGACGCCGCTATTCAGCGCCTTGAACTGATGCGAATTGGTTCATGAGTGATGTCATAGATCAGGAGGTGTTGGACGTCCTTGGTGACGAGGAACTGCGCAAGCGGATGAACGTCTACCACAACATAGCCTATGCCAAGCGCTCTAAATGGCTCTCAGGCGCGTTTGATCACCAAAAGCTACCCCAAGGTACATGGTGGTCTATCTGGCTCATGCTGGCTGGTCGTGGAGCTGGCAAGACCCGTACCGCGGCTGAACAGCTTTGGTGGTGGGCATGGCGGAACGCCAACACTCGATGGCTGGTCTCAGCTCCTACATCGATGGACGTTAGAGCAACCTGTTTTGAGGGTGAGTCAGGTCTGATCGCCGTCATCCCTCCAATCCTGATTAGGGACTACAACAAAGCCCTGCATGAGATCGTGCTGGTCAACGGGAGCCTGATCAAAGGCATCTCAGCCAATGAGCCTGATCGTTTCCGCGGTGGTCAGTATCACGGTGCTTGGTTAGACGAGCTTGCCGCTTGGGACTTTCTTGACGAGGCTTGGTACAACATACAGTTTGCCGTCCGACTCAAGAAGGCTGATGGCAGGACACAGATCCTTGCCACGACCACCCCACGACCCAAAGACCTGATCGTAGAGCTTGTAGGGCGTGAAGGAGACGACGTAGCCCTTACGACGGCATCTACCTACGTCAACCTAGCTAACCTCGCCCCAAGCTTTCAGAAGCAGATCCTTAGCTATGAAGGAACCACCATAGGAAGGCAGGAGATCCACGCAGAGCTGATAGACCCAGAAGAGTCAGGGATTGTCAAGCGCGACATGTTCAAGCTGTGGGCGCCAAACATGCCGTTCCCGAAGTTCGAGTACATCATCCAGTCATACGACTGCGCAACGTCAGAGAAGACCGCCAACGATCCGACAGCGGCTATCACGTTCGGTGTGTTCAAGCCACTGGACGGCCCCATGTCCGCCATGGTGATCGACTGCTGGCAGGACAGGCTTCAGTACCCAGACCTGCGCCCCAAGGTGATCGAGGAGTACGACGTGGTGTACGGTGAGGGCAAGGACAAGAAGCGTGTTGACCTGATCCTCGTAGAGGACAAGTCCGCCGGCATATCCTTGATCCAAGACTTGCAACGTGGGCACTTGCCTGTAAGAGCGTACAACCCCGGTCGTGCGGACAAGCTCCAACGCCTTAACATCGTGTCCAATATCATTGCCGCTGGGCGTGTATGGATCCCTGAGAGCAGTGTCAGGAAGGGCTACGTCAAGGACTGGGCTGAGGGCATGGTCAGCCAGATATGTAGCTTCCCTGACTCAACGCACGACGACTTCGTGGACGCCTGCACCCAAGGTCTACGGTTCCTACGTGATGCTGGGTGGCTGGACATCGATGGCGCCCCACGGGACGACTATGACGACGACGACTATGCGGATAGCGGAATGGCTAAGAAGCGTGAGAACCCGTATTCAGCATGATGGACGAACGGCTACACCCAAGGTATCATTGGGGCAACAGCAACTCAGCGGGATAAGCCATGGCTGACGAAAACACACCAGCGTTCTACCCACGAGTTGGGCGAAACATAGCTAAGAACTTCAGATCGGCTCAGCCACCAGCCTTCGTTGAAGATCCCAGAGCGATGGATCTGCCCCAGTACGGCGACGTTGATTTAAGCGTTCCCACTAAGGAAAACCTTGAGCTAAGCAGACGCATGGCTGAGCGTGATGCCCAACTTAGGCGCCAGCAACAGGCTGACAGATCCCCGCTTGAGAAGCTGGCTGGAGGCGTACAGGCTGGCAGGTTCCTTGGCTCAGCTTTGACGCAGGGCATCAACTCAATCCCTACTCGCATTTTCAAGGGCGACGAGGCGGCTGACAAGTTCATGCAGGAGCGCCTGTACAAGCCTGAGCAACCTTTGGCGTATGAGTATGCACAGGACATTGGCGACTTACTTGGTAGCCTTGAGACAGACTACAAGATTCCACCGTTGATGCCAGAGGCTGTGGCTTTGCAGTACCTGACGGGCCCAGCCACGTCCCAAGCTATGCGAGTGGCTGGTAAGGGTGCAGAGCAGGTAGGCAGGAAGCTTGAGAGCGCCATGGAGCCCGTCGTCAAGGGCGCCTTAGAGCGTGGTGGTCTGCCTCGTGAGATGGTCATGGCGATGGGCGCTAACACGCAGTCCAACGTGATCAAGCCCTACGGCGGTAATTGGCTAGGTGGTGGTAAAGGTCAGATCGTAACTCCTGAAGACAATCTACAGAGGCTTAAGACAAGCACATTTGTTGGTGAGACACCAGCCGAACGCATACCTAAGCACGAAGAGTTGCTGAACGATCCAACACTGAACCAAGACCAGCGAGACCGTGTTCAACGTATGCTTGACGTAACTAAGGGTGAAGCCGCGGTTGATAAGTGGATTGACAGCAACTTGACTAACTACGTCAAAAAGGAAATGGGTACACGCGATGACCCAGTTCGCAAGCTGGCTGAAGAGGGCATAGTTCACACCCCGCTGAATAACGACCCAGATCGCATGGAATACCTGCAAGCCATACGTAAGGCAGAAGGCTACCCTGCTGAGGGCATGGGCAAGTCTGAGCTTGCTAAGCAGTGGGAGAACATATCCGATGATGCGATCAGGGTTACTAAGGCTGGCAAGATACAGGAGATGTCGGGCCTTTCCGCTAAGCTTGATCAGGCTAGAACTGAGATGAACGATCACCTGAAAAAGCTTGATCAAGACTTTCTGGTTCGCATGGGTGAACACGTAGGCAACAAAGATTTCAACCCAAAAGAAGTTGAAATGCTTATGAAGATGCCTCCTATTCAGAAGGCTGAAATTTTAGGTGATACAAAGTTTGCTGAGCTAAAAGATAATCTGTATGGATTGATGGCAAGAGAGCAAGGGTTTGAAAAGCGAGCTGGTGAAGCCAATCCGTTTGTCAGTAAGCTTGACCCAGAGACAAGGCTGTACTCAGGCTCAACGTACGACTTGGGATTTGACCACATCATTGATGTCTTGCGTGAAGACGTAGCCGCTGGTCGCATTCGCCCTGAGCAACTCAACAAGGTCAGCATGGAGCAGGCAGTACGCCGCACCTTTGAGTATGACCAAGAGCTTGCCAAGAAGATGGACGAGGCGCGGTTGACCGCTCGCTCTGAGTTGCCTGTTTACAAAGAATACCCAGAAGGGTTAAAGTGGGTGGAGCTGAACCGCCCCGGCGACTTTGCCGCTGAGTCAGACGCCATGGGTCACTCAGTCCGCGGCTACGAGCCACCAGAAGGTCATCCTGATTGGACTAAAGGCTCAGGTGACAGTGGTTACTCTGGCTACGGTCTTGGCGGTTGGGAAAAAATAAAGAGCGGTAAAGCTAAAGTCTACTCATTGATTGACTCTAAAGGCGAGCCACATGTCACCATTGAAACTGGACAAGTATTTAAACCTATATACGAGAAAGATTTAATTCCGTACAAGGATGCGGCTTTAAAAGAGGCAAAGTTGTTGCCTAACGGCTACACAGACGCCGATGTCAAGGAAATTCAGATTCGAATGGCATTGAGTGACATTCCCTTTTATATCAATCAAATTAAAGGCAAACAGAACGCCAAGCCAAAAGAACAGTATCTGCCATTCGTGCAAGACTTTGTGCGTAGCGGTAATTGGTCTGATGTTGGTGACTTACGAAACACTGGTCTTAGACCTTTTTCAAACTTTGCAACTCAGGAGATTGAAAAATCAGGGTTTAAAGCTCCAAAATATGTGACGGATAAAGAGTATTACGATTTAATTGATCAATATAACAAATCGGTAAATACTCCGCCATCCTTACCTCCTGCACCCGAAGGCATGAAGCGTGGCGGCAAGGTCTCCATCTCCAACAACCCTGACACCATGATGCTTGAGCTGGGCAACAAGCGCATGAAAGAAGGTGGCTCAGAGGACGACATCAAGCCGTTCTTTGGTGGAGCTGGCACTAAGAAGTACGCCGCCGCTAAGAAGCGCGCTGAGCAAGCTGACGTGAACACGCTAAGAGATCCCAAGACCTATGCCGTTATGGCTGGCTTAATGGGTGAACGCCCAGATGAAATGGGCTTTAGTGTCCTGCATCCTGACTACCAAGCAATCAAAGACGTTGCTGAGCCTGCTTTTGGATTAGGCATAGCCGCACAAGCCTACCCACTAATTGGCCCCTTGACCAAAGGTCTGCCTGTTGGTGCAAGCATCAAGAACGTCACGCCTATGAAAGCGTCTGAGGCGCTAGGCAAGATTGAAGGTCGTCCACTAAAGATCACGCAGTCTGACCGCACAAAGGTTGGTGGTGGGTACTTAGGGGGCCCCGGTTTCTCGAGCCTACAACTCACCGAACCCGAGTACCGTGCGGCTGAGGCGGCATGGGGCGTTCAAAACGCAGGCACAGCTAAGACTATCCTTGGTGGTGGTAAGAAGGGTGACGACGCTGTCTATGCGGCTATGATCGGTACACCTACTCAGCACCAGTCCAACCAGATGGTGTTTGACAAGCTATACGGTGACTTCAGGAAAGCCGCCAAGCGTGGTGATTTACCGCCTGAACTGCGCGACTTAATCAATACACGCCTAGCCGCGTCCATTGACAACAAGGGTAATCCTGTGTTTCCCGCTGATGTTGACATCATGGACAAAAAGTTCAGAGACATAGCTAACACGTTTAGTCGTCGCTCCGTTGCTGGTAACTTAATGGGCGGTGTACAGGTGGGCGGTAAGAAGGGTCAGATCATTGACTACGACAAGATCATCCGTAACACAACCGACCCAGCATTGATAGATCAACCTACTGGTGCATTGGGTAATCGCCTGTTCACATTGAGCGGTGGAATCATTGATCGCCCTGACTTGCACCCAGCGTTCCCGACTATTCTGCAAGGCGAGGACTTAGGTCTGACGTTTAGCCCAGTCGAGCGCAACCTTGTCATGAAGGACTTTGTTGATAAGACCATGCGCGAGAAGAAGCGGATGCCGGGCTACATGGACTACACCCGCGGCAACCCACCCACACAGTTGATCACCGAAGACATCCTGACCGAGTTGCAGAAGCTTGGTTTAAAGAAGGGCGGAGCTGTCCACAAAGCCGAAGGCGGTGAAGTATCTGGCGACGACCTAATCCTTGAAGAGAGACCACTATGAGCCTCATAGGAGCACTGACTAAAGCTGGCAAGGCTGGTGAGACAGTCAAGAAAGCCGCACCCTTCTACTCCGCTGTGGATGAGGCGATGTCCAACCTAAAGCGCCCCAAGGGCACGGGCATAGAGTTCTTGACCGAGGTAATGAAACAGCCCGGCGTCAAGAAGGCGGAGATCGCCGACCGTAAGCTTGAGCAGGCATTTAAAGCCAAGGGCAAGATGACCAAGGAAGAGGCTCAGCAAGTATTAGCTGACAACCCACCACCCAAGGTTCAAGAGCGTATTTTGGAAGACATTGATGGCGATGAGCGTAGAAGGCTTCTTGATGACAAGATGGAGATTTATGGCTACGACAACTATCGTGACGTGCCTCATCGACAGTTGCGTGAATGGAATGCAGAGATTGATGCTGAAGCCGCAAAGTATGCCGACGACGATTACAGAACTCGGGGTGGTAGCAACTATCGTGAGATGCTACTGAAGTTGCCACAGTCTTATACCGAAAAAGACTTTCATCGTTTGTTGATGCTAGAGGCAGAACAACGACGTGGTGACTTGACCCCTGCGCAAATTAAAGAGATGGCAGATTTGCAGGCAAAGAAACAGACAGCCGCATCCAACTACTCATCTGGTCATTGGGATGATCCCAACGTGTTAGCTCACATGCGTGTGCAGGATAGAATGATCGCTCAGCCCCCACAGAAGGGCTTCTACGTTGTCAACAAGACGTCTGGCAGGCAATCAGATATGTTTGACACCCCTGAGCAGTTGCAGGCGTATGTTGAGACTTTGCCTGAAAGCATTCGCAACAACGTGACTATGGCTCAGGGTGAACGCAAGGTTCCGCCGAGGAAGGTCTTGCAAGTCGAAGAGATTCAATCTGATTGGCATCAAGCTGGTCGCAAGAAAGGTTACGCATCTGAGGAAAACCCAAAGCGTATGACTGGCGAGGCTATACCTCTTGGCGACAAAACCTATGGAGTTAGGTGGCAGGATGGCTCTGTAGATACGCTTGGTTACGGAAAACATCATGCTGAAACAATTGCCCAAGAAGGCAAGTTGACTGGCGTTGTTCCTGACGCGCCATTCAAAAAGAACTGGCACGAGCTGGCAATGAAGCGTTTGCTTAATTATGCGGCTGATAAGGGCTATGACGGCATAGCGATCACGCCCGGTTCTGAGCACTTTAAGCGCTATGGCAGTGAACGCATTGATTGGAAGAAGAGCGATGACGGTTGGATTGTTGGAGCCAAAGAGCAGACTGGCGGACGCCATGAAGGTCGAGACCTTGAAGAGATTGCCCGTGACCGCGGCATCCTGCTTGAGCGAAGCGGTGACCAAGTCAAGTCTAAGGAAGACCTGCACCGAATTGTCAACACAGTATTGAACCGTGAGAACAACCCAGATCAAGTCAACAAGCTAACGAACCGCATTTGGGATCGTATGCAGACAGAAGCAGAAGGTACGTCCTTACCCCGCAAGGAAGGCATGGAAGGCTTCTACGACAAGATGTTGACCGATTATCTGAACAGCTACGGTAAAGACTACGGCGCTCAGGTTCAAATGCGTCAGGTTGCGGCTACGCCTGAAGCTATGGAGAAGAAGTTCAATCTCAATCCTAATACTTTGCCTGACATGAACGCAGAACAGGCTAGTGACTACGGCAAGATCCTACAAGGCTTTGGCAACACACAACTGACAGACGCTCATTACTTCCCTATCACTCAGCCAATGCGTGAGTCCATCAAGCAGAAGGGCTTACCCCTGTACCAACAGGTTGGCATCCCAACGGCTGGCGCTGGTGCGGCTTCACAGATGCTCGAGCCTGAAGAAGAACAAGGCTTAGCTACTGGTGGCGTTGTTAAGTCAGCCATCAAGCAGGCACAGCTTGCTAAGCTGGCTAAGATGCGTGAAGAGATGGCTCCTCGTGCTGAGGCTGTCAAAGCCTTGATTGCTAGGGATCAGAACAGGTACCTTGCCGACGTTGCCCCTAACTCCCTGACCAATGCTGAGATCCAAGCAGAGATGAAGCGCATGGCGGCTAAAGCCCCAATGATCATGAAACCTAGCGCACTAACTGAGCTTAGGAAGATTGTCCAGCAGGAAAAGGGTGACTACGGCTCAAGGCGCCTAGAACGTGCCGCTGATGAGATCCCTAACCTTGAGAGGCTGTACAAGGAAAAAGCGCTTAAAGAAGCGTTTACTGGCGACAACGCTAGAGCCTTGATGAGCATGAACCCAGCCGACTTTGAGAAGTATGCAGTACCTCTTGATGCTCGCTTTATGGATGAGAACTCAACACGTTACACCACCAGCGGTGAGCGATTGGCTTATCCAGATTACATGAAAGACTACTTGCCAAATGTTGGCGCTTTCAATGATGTACCCTTTCTTTTAATCAACAAAAAAGAACAGGGCTTGCCTTTGATGCCTTTTATATCTGGGCACGAGGGTCGCCACCGCAATCGCGTTATGGTGGACAAAGGAGAAAAATCTGGGCTTGTGCAGTTGATGCCAAGAGCTGAGTTGCGTGAGCCATTTCCCCGCCGCTCCCAACAAGAGTACATTGAGGCTTTAAAAGAAGAGCTGGAGATGACAGGAAACAAGGTTACTCCTGAAGAATACTTTGATAATTTCAAACAGAAAGATGTCAAAAGATCACCAATTATTTTGCCTGACATCTACGCTAAAGGCGGAACAGTAAAACCTAAAGTTAAAGACGCGAAAAGCGGCGGGGTTAGAATGACCAAGAACCGCGATACTATGTTCATGGAACTGAGCAATAAGAAGCTCAAAAGGAAATAAGCTATGGCGACACAATTCCCACAAGATCCTAACGCTGGTCGTTTTATCGACGGGTTAAAGAACGAACAGGTCGATGAGGACGAAGGCATTGAGTATGAGATGCCCCCAGAAGATGCTGAGGTTGAGGAGTTGCCAGACGGCTCTGCCATTGTTCGCATGGAGAGCAAGGGGCCCATGGAGGACGAAGACTTCTACGCCAACTTGGCAGAAGAGATTGACCCCTATGACCTGAACAAGATCGCCCTTCGCTACATGGACTTGGTCGAGAACGACCAGAAGTCTCGTGAGGATCGCGATAAGAAGTACGAAGAGGGTTTGCGCCGTACGGGCATGGGCAGTGATGCCCCCGGCGGAGCTACCTTCATGGGAGCCAGCAAGGTCGTTCACCCTGTCATGGCTGAAGCCTGCGTGGACTTTGCCTCTCGCGCCATCAAGGAGATGTTCCCACCTGACGGCCCTACCCGCACCAAGATCCTTGGCGACGTGGATGAGTCCAAGGTTCAGAAGGCAGAGCGCAAGCGCGACTACATGAATTGGCAGTTGACAGAGCAGATTGAAGAGTTCCGCGACGAGCAGGAGCAGATGCTGACTCAGCTTCCCTTGGGCGGCTCACAGTACATCAAACTGTGGTACGACGAGAAGAAGAAGCGACCCTGCGCTGAGTTCATGCCCATCGACAACATCTTGCTCCCGTTTGCCGCGGCTAACTTCTACACAGCCCAGCGCGTCACTGAGATGCAGACCTTGACTGAGTGGGAGTTTAAGAACCGCATTCGCTCGGGTCTGTACCGTGACATCGACCTAATCCGCGTAAGCGCTGAGCCAGAGGAAACCCACTCTGAAAAAGCCAACAACAAGATTGAAGGTCGCAAGTTTGAAGACAACGAAGACGGTCTGCGCAAGGTCTACCACATCTACACATGGCTCGAGCTAGAAGATGACCCACTGACAGACGGTGAGTCAGCCCCCTACATCTTGATGATTGACGAGCACGAGAACGAGTGCATAGGTCTATACCGCAACTGGGAAGAAGGCGACGAGACCATGACCAAGCTGGATTGGCTGGTTGAGTTCAAGTTCATCCCGTGGCGTGGCGCCTACGCTATCGGTCTGCCACAGCTCATCGGTGGCTTGTCAGCCGCCCTTACAGGCTCTCTGCGCGCTTTGTTGGACTCCGCACATATCAACAATGCGGCGACCATGCTCAAGCTCAAGGGAGCGAAGATCTCGGGTCAGTCCCAACAGGTTGACGTGACGCAGGTTTGTGAGATCGAAGGCGCTCCCGGCGTTGATGACATCCGCAAGATCGCCATGCCCATGCCGTTCAACCCACCTTCCGCGGTTCTATTTGAGCTTCTAGGATGGCTTGATAAGGCGGCTAAGGGGGTAGTGACCACCGCAGAGGAAAAGATCGCTGACGTGACCTCTAACACCCCTGTAGGTACTACTCAGGCTTTGATTGAGCAGGGCGCCGCGGTGTTCTCTGCCATTCACTCACGCCTACACGAGTCACAAGGTCGAGTCCTCAAGATCCTTGGACGCCTGAATCGTTGGTACTTGGACGAGCAACGTAAGGGTGAAGTGGTTCAAGACCTCGACATCCGCAAGGAAGATTTCGCCTCTAACACGGACGTAATCCCTGTTTCTGACCCGCACATCTTTTCTGAGACCCAACGTATGGCGCAAAGCCAAGCGGTGATGGCGTTGATGGAGAAGAACCCTGACCTATTCAACCGCAAGGTGGTGGTAGAGCGGTTCTTGAAGCAGATCAAGGTGCCGGGCATCAACGAGATCATGAAAGACGTCCCAGCTCCTGAGAAGCGCGACTCTGCCAATGAGAACGTCGCCATGATGCTTGGGCAAGCCGCCTTTGCTTACATGGAGCAAGACCACCTGTCCCACATTCAGAGCCACATGGACTTCTACAAAGACCCAGTGTTTGGCTCAAACCCCTTGGTTCAGCCCATCATCCTGCCCCAGATGGTCGAGCACTTGAAGCAACACATCTCCATGTGGTACTTGAACCGCATGAATGGCTACATTGTGAAGACTTTGGGTCGCCAAGCTACGGACTACGACGATCCAAAGGTCACGCCAGAGGCAGACAAGCTCATGGCTATCGCCTCACAGCACGTCACCATGGACACGCAGAAGGTATTTGCGCAGGTTGTCCCTGAATTGCAGAAGATGATGCAGACAATGCAACAGCTCAAGCAGGGTCAGACACCTCCAATGACACCAGAAGCACAGGTTTTGCTCCAGACAAGCATGGCAGAGACCCAGCGCTTGACTGCAAAAGACCAAGCGGACAACCAATTGGCTGTTCAGAAGCTCCAAAACCAACAACAACTCGATGTTGCCAAGCTTACACAGAGCAAACAGCAATTCGAGTCCGATCAACAGCTCGAGGTTGCGATGCAAACAGAGAAAAATCTCACCCAAGAGCGTATAGAGTCTGCAAGATTGACGCGAGACGCGGCAAAACTGCAACAAGAGCAGGTAAAAACTGCAACCGAGCTTCAACGTGAAGCACAAACCTACCTAGGAGGCTGAAATGGCTACATCTAACCCTTACCACAACGAAGCAGTGCCCATGCACAAGCGTATTGCCGCAGGCGAGAAGCTTGATGGCACGTCTTTGAAGTCTTCTGGCAACACAGCGCCAGCTAAAAAACAAGGAGGCGCCCTATCGCAAGCTAAGAAGAAATAATGATATTCAATTTGGGTGATCTGATCGGCGCAATTAAGGCGCGTCAAGCTGTAATAGCTACTTCCTTAGCGGCTGGAAATGTCGCGTCATGGGAGGCGTACCAACGCACGGTCGGCACAAACTTGGGATTGCAGGAAACCCTCGATCTCATTAACAAAATGTTAAAGGACAATGAAGAAGATGAGCGATAACCCCGAAGTGTTGGAAAACGCTGAAGTGAAGTGGGCATTTCCCGCTGTTAGCCCGGGTGCTAAGCCATTAGGTGGTCGAATTTTGGTGCAACTACGTCGCACAAAGCAGAAAACGACAAGCGCAGGGATCATTTTGGTAGAAGAGACCAAAGAGAGCGAGAAGTGGAACAACATGGTGGCAAAAGTCATCGAAGTTGGCCCTCTTGCATTTAAAAACCGAGACACTATGCAAGGCTGGCCTGAAGGCTCGTGGTGCGAGGTCGGTGATTACATCCGAGTCCCTAAATGGGGCGGAGACAGGTGGGAAGTTAAGGTCACAGGCGGGGACGATCACGAAGATCCAGCCCTGTTCATGATCTTGAATGATCACGAAATCATTGCCAAAGTCATTGGTGATCCCTTAGCTATGAAAGCATTCTTATGACCACAGAAAACGAACTAAACAAGATTGTTGTCACGGAAGAGGCGGACGGCTCAGCCGTAATTGACCTACCTGACAGCATTGAGTCCCCTGATGATCTGGAGGACGACCGCGAGATGGCGTCTGGAGGCGCTACAGACGACGATGTAGCCCCTGAAGACGAGACGGAGTACCAACGTGCCCGTCGCGAGAAAAGGCGCGCTAAGCGTGATCTAGCCAAGAAGACTGGCGTAGAGAAGGACATGAAGCTTCAGCTCTTGGAACGCAAGAACCAAGAACTGATGGAGCGTTTGTCCGTTGTTGAGCGCAAAACCCACTCTGCTGACCTTGCTCGTATCGACAAGGCTATTGAAGACCAAGAGTTGCGCCTGCAATACGCCAAGATGAAGATTTCCGAGGCGGCAAGCGCTTCTGACGGTCACGCCATGGCGGAAGCCCAAGAGATGATGTACGAGTCACGTCGTCAGATGGAGGCTTTGACCAACTTTAAAAAGGCGGCTGTAGAGCCACGCCAAAACCAAGGAAACGTCCCAGATCCACGCTTACAGCGTCTGGCGTCCAATTGGATGGAGAAGAATGATTGGTACGACCCGAACGCTCGGGACACCGATTCCAAGATTGCAAAGCAGATTGACGAGACTCTGGTTTCAGAGGGTTGGGATCCAACCTCACCTGATTATTGGAATGAACTCGATAATCGCTTGCATAAGTACTTGCCTCACAAGTACAATGACACTACGGACGTACGTTCGTCTACTAAGAGACCAAGGAGTGTTGTAACAAGTTCTGGTCGCGAAAGCGTCAACGGAAGCACCAACAGGAATACATTTGTTCTGAAACCAGAGCAGGTGCGTGCCATGAAGGATGCAGGCTTTTGGGATGATCCCGATAAGCGTTCCAAGATGATTAAGCGATATGCGCAAGAAGCTCGAAACAACTCTTACTAAGGAAACAAGTATGACCGAATCACGTTTGAAAAAATCTCTGAATGCAGGTGGACGCAATGATCGCGCAAGCGAGGACGCAAGTCGTGCCGCTCCAGAAACAAAGTTCGTAAGCTCACAGGAACGTCGAAAGATGTGGAGTGATGAATGGAACCAATCAGCACTGCCAAAAGTCCCGCCCTTACCCGGTTGGCACCTAATTTGGCTTTCAACCACCAACGCATACGACACCATTGATAAAAGGGTGCGACTTGGCTACATTCCCGTGAAAGCGGACGAAATGGCTGGGTTCGACAACTACAAAGTCAAGGCTGGCGAACACGTTGGGTACATATCATGCAACGAGATGTTGCTGTTCAAATTGCCCATGGATGTCTACCAAGACGTTATGGCGCAACTGCATTTTGAAGCTCCCCAAGAAGAAGCGGACAAAGTTCGTATTCAGCTTGAGAACCTTCAAGGTCAGCGTGACAGTAGCGGAAAATCGCTGGTACGGCTGGAAGAAGGTATGGGCAGGCTTGACCAATCTCAATCTAATCGTGCCCCCATTTTTGAGGGCTAACTTCTAAGGAGTAAGACTATGTCTGCAACATCTGCTCCGTTTGGCTTTCGCCCTGTTTACCATCCCACTGGGTTGGATCGAGCAGTTGCGCTGGCTGGCGGTATTGCTAGTGGTTATTCCACTGGTATTCTCAAGAACCAACCCGTAGCTTTGGATACGAACGGAAACATCATCATTGCCACCGCAGGTAGCGCCTTTATTGGCGTATTTGCTGGTTGCGAATGGACTGATACTTCTGGTCGTAGACAAATTAACAACCAGTGGCCTGCTAACACAGCCTATCAAACTGGTTCATGCATTGCCTACTACTATCAAGAACAAACGATAGTGTATGAAGTGCAATCTAATGCAACTTTGGCTCAAACATCTATTGGTGACCAAGCAAATATGGCTTCGGCTACAGCAGGTAGTACAACTACTGGCTTGTCAGCGGCTATGCTCGGAACCGTGGTGGGTGCATCAAGCCAAGGTGATTTCCGAATCATCGACCTCGCCCCCTATGCAGGAAATGCATGGGGAGATCCGTATGTGATAGTGCGCGTGCAAATCAGCCGCCACCAGTACACAGCTAACATCGTCGCCATTTAAAGGAGTCCCATCATGGCCG